TCTCTGGCACTGTTTCAGCTGCTCTTCTGAGAAAGCGAAGAAACAGCGGAACTTGCTCACGTCCGTTTCATCACGCTCACGGCATAACTCCTGATAACGGTTCAGGGTCTTTGCGTTCTTCAAGACCAACATACCGTCATTCTCCCAATCCTGATTAAATTCAAATTTCTTATCTTCCATAAAATATAAACTTTGTTTTGATTAAAATATTGCGTTCGGCTTGTGAAGCCCGTCAGGGCTGTTTTGCTGAATTCTGACGGGCTTTTGTTGTTTTTGCTTATAACTCTTTCAGAATATCATAGAAAGCCTTATGTGCGGTCTCTTTCACGCCCTCAGGGTCTCCGTAGAACTGTTGGGCGGCTTGAAGAATTACCAACATCGCCCGTCCGAGGGCTGTCATAATGACTGACGGGTCGCTCGTTCTCTTTTGAAGAACTTTCAAAACCTCTTGATACAGGTTCTCTTGATTGTTGCTTTTTGCTGTCATTGCGTCTGTGGTTTATTTGTTCAACTTAACACGGTTCATCAACTGCCCTGAGAGTTCATGCAGTTCACGGCTTCTTTCAGGCGTGAGTTCACGGGCGTGGGCTGTTATCGCCTGAGTGAGCTTCCAAAGGGTTGCGCCGCCCTGAACACCGTCATTCGGGTCGTTGCGCATCAATATCTTCTCCACCTCCTTGCTCTCTTGCTTCAAGAGACCGCCGCTGCTTGTCAGGCGTTTCAGTTCGTGTTCAAAGTCAACATTCACCTCCGAAGCCCCTTGAATTTCTATCGCCTTTTGCATGAGATTGTCCTTGCTGAACAGCCCCTTTGTGAGGTCTTTGACAGCCGAGACGGTTGTCTTCGTGTCCAACTCGTAGGTCTTGTTAGATAGTTTCAGGTTGTCAGGCAGCTTTGAACCCAAGTGAACTTGTTTCATTACACTCTCTCTGACCATACCGTTAAGGCAAGCCCCGTTCAGGAGAAAGGCTCTCATATCAACAGCCCCGTCCCCGTAGTCAGAGGTTGAGAAGCGTGCGCCCGCAAAGATAACAACGTCCCCGTTCTGCGCTGTCGGTATCACAATCGGGGTCGGAAGAATTGTCTCCGCCCATACCTTCGTGTCGTTCATATAAGCGTCAGAGATAACAGCCCCCTGACCCGCTGCCTCCTGAACAAACGCCGTGAGAATTTCAACAGAGTTCAGGCGGCGATAACTGTCAGAGAGAACGCCTCTCACTTGCTGTCCTACGGTTCTGACAAGAACACGGCTGCGCTGCGTCCAATCGCTGTGCTCATTCAGAAGATGGGCTGCGAGGGCTACCGCCCAAGGCTCTCCGCCCGCAAGACTTCTGAGATAACGCTGCGGTATGCCCATGCGGTCGGCGAGCTGCCCGATGGCGTTGTCATGGAGAGAAAACTGACCGTCAGGCATGTTCATCGTCAGAGGCGTTGAACTTATCTCTTCAACCTCTGTGAAGCCGTCTGTCGGCTGACCGCCCGTGAACGTGATAACGGGCGTGTGGTTGTTCGCTTTCAGGTTCACGCCGATTGGTGCGATATAGTCCTGAGCGATTTTGCCCTCATTGATAAGGCGTTCCATGGTAGCCTGAACGCCCGCTGCCTTGCCGTCAATCATTCTGTGAACTTTGTTCATTACTACCTCGTTCAAACCTTTCTGTAGGTCTGTTGTTACTGTTGCTGTTGTCATAACTGTTGAATTTTATTTGGTTATTGAATAATTGCTAAATATTTCTCTGCCTCCTCAAAGAGTTCATCAGGGGTCAGGCTCTCAGAGCTTGGCTCGAAGCCTGAGAGGTAAGCCGCCTCTATCATCATGTTTCTGTCGCTCATCATTTCAGCTTCCTTTCTTCTTGAAGTTCATCACAAATGGCGATACGGTGTCCCGCTCTTATGAGCTTCGGCAGATAAGTGTCAAGGGCGTAGTGTGGGAACATCGCCTGACGGTCTCCCTCCCTGTCCTTTGTGAGGGTCACGCCCAAATCATGGGCGGTCGCCTCTGCGTCCTCGTTATAGCTCACGTAGAAGTCCCCGTGTCTGAATAACAACAGACAGTCGGGGTGCTCTTCTTTAATGTTCTTAAACAGTTTCTTTGTGCTTTCTTTCATTGTCTTAACCTCCTGTTTATGCTTTACAAATCCAATATTCTGTATCAATGATTGATAAACCCGTGAACGAGCTTACCGTGAAATAGCCGATTCTTACATCACAGACAGCGTTGCTCTTAATTTTCTTGTAGTCTCTGCGCAAGCCGTTGAAATAACGCTCTGTGTCGTATTTGCGGGTTGAAGTGAACAACACACGGGCTTCGCCGCCCTTTGTCTGTCTCATAATCTGATACTTTGCTCTCATAATTCTGACCTCCTGTTTATGATTATTTGTAGTAGAAAGAAAACTTGATACCTCTGCGGAGCTTGCAGACACAAACGTCCTCCATGCATGCAAATGCTCTCTTCAAGAGTTTGTTCAGCATCTCAACGCCGATGAGGGCTATCGCTCCCGCAACGCCTACGAGCTTGTGAACCTTGTGTCCCTGAGCGTCAACGCCGCTTACCTTGATGCGGAAGTTTCTGTTGATGTCCTTTGAACTGTAAGCGAGACCGTTCTTGTTATTGTTTGTTGAGACCTTAATCATTTTTCTTTCTATTTGAGTGTTAAACTTATGTTTGAATGTGATTACCTTGAAATCACGTTGCAAAGATAAGTGAAGTATTTTGGAAATAACACATTTTTCTCCGAGTATTTTTAACTAAACGGGTAAATTTAACTTTCATTAAGAGTAAATTCTGAATTTAGCCCGCTATATAGAAAAATTCCATATAACCAAACTTTTTGTGATTATTATGTAATCATTTCGAGAAAATATTGTATCTTTGTCGCAATTTACCGTACAGTTAAATATTTCATAATTATGAGAAAAGCAATTTTAGATGCGCTGAAAGCCAAGTTTCAGGGGGTCAGCGAATCAATTCTGAACAGGATTGCGGACAAACTCTGCAAGACTGTCACAACCGCTGAACAGGTTCAAACCGCCGTTGACGGGGTGACAATTCAGCAAGTTATCGAGAGCTACGCCGACAGCCGAGCAACAGAGGCTTCACAGACCGCAGTTCACACTTATGAGCAGAAATACGGTCTCAAAGACGGCGCAAAGGTTGAACAGCCCTCAGGGGGCAGCGGCTCAGGTCAGGGCGGCGCACCCGTTCAAACACCACAAGGAGGGGGTACAGACCCCGTGCTGCTTCAAACGCTTCAAGCACTTCAAGAGAGCAACAAAAAGTTATCTGAGCGTCTTGACCGTATGGACAGCGAACGTACAACCTCAACACGCAAACAGCAACTTTCAGGCATTATCGCCAAGTTGCCTGAGAGCCTCAGAAAGGCTTACGAGCGGACACCCGTTGATGGCATGACCGATGAAGAGTTCAATACTCTTGTCGGAGAGGTCACAACAGAGGTGGACGGCATTGTTCAGGCGCCCCAACAGAAAGGTGCTATCTTCGGTCGTCCGTCAACCACGGGCGGCTCAGGTTCTCAGGGCGGCGAACTGACAAAGGAGCAAAAGGAGGCTATCGCACACCGTGATAACAAGCCCGCTTCGGAAGGTCAGCCGTTCTAATGTCTAACAATTAAAACAACAAAGAAAAATGGGCATGCAAGTAAACAGACGCAAGGACGTGAGAACACCCCGTGTCCTTATGCACCGTATCGCCGACATCAGGGGCGGCGTATCTGTCAAGGCTTCTGAGCTTGGGGGCGATTTCCTCTACGAGGGAGCTGTTCTGAGCGCAGCCGATGAAAAGGGTCTTTGTCATGTTGTGAAAGTGGGTCACGTTGTTGAAGCGGTCGGAGCAACCGACAAGACAATCAAAGTGAAGAAAGGTCACAACTTCGCAAAGGGCGATTTCATCATGACTAAGGTCGGCGGCGTGGCTTATGACATCACAGCCATTGACACAGAGGGCAGCAAGACCTTTGACACAATCACGGTCAGTACAACCCTCGGAGAAATCGCAAAGGACGGTTTCATCATTGAGGCGGCTGCGAAGTCAACTTCAACCACCTCAGCCTTGAAATACGTTCCTCAGTCAATCAACGGCACAGGCAAGCCGTTCACTCAGACGTCAAACCTTGACACGGACGCATGGCTTATCGCCGTGACAAAGGGCAACCCGCTTCCTGATTTCATTATGGCGTACCTCAAAGGTGTCGTCAATTATTAACAGTTAAAAGTTCATCATCAATATGGCAACAGTTGTAAACACTCTCATTCAGGGTCTTACCGAGCAGATGGTTCAGGCACGTTTGAACACGGCTGACGCAACGGGCTTCCTGTTCGGCACATATTTCCCCGTGAAGAGGGTTCAGGGTTTCCAATGGAAGACCCTCCAAAATCAGCTTGCAAAGAAGAACGTAGCCGCCGACCTCCACACCGATAACGGCTCAATTCTTCGCAAGCAGCGTCCAATCTTTGAGAGCGCAAGAGGTGATATTCCTTTCATCAGCATTTCCCGTGAGTTGAAACGCTCTGAGATTAAAGAGTATCAGACCGCTCTCGCTTTCGCTCAGGATGAGGACGCAACAAAGCTCGTTCAGTATTGGGGCGAGGACGTTGACTTCTGTTTCAACGGCGTTCAGTCAGAGTTAGAATACATCGCATGGAAGCTCGCCTCCCGTGCGGGTCAGTTGGCTTTCACAACAACAACCAACGCAACATACGCCAATGAGTTCGACCTGGACTATGACGTTGACCCTGAGTTGAAAGTCAAGTCAAGTCAGAGTTGGGGCAACGCTTCCTCGGCTGACATTCTCGGCGATTTCCGAACCGTTATCAAGATGGCAAAGGCTAAGGGCTTGAACCCGAAGTTTGCGTTTGTCAACCTTGACGAGTTTTACAAGATTGCTTCCTCTGAGCAGATAATCAAGGCTTGTGCGTCATTCGCCTCAAACGCCCTGAATATCTCTCAGACACCTGACCTTACCACGGTCAACTCAATGCTCGCCCGCCAAGCATGGCTCAACGGCATTCAGTTGAAAGTCATTGACCAAACCATCACCCGTGAGTTCACTGACGGCTCTCAGGAATCAGGCAACCCGTTTGAGGACTGCCGTTGCGTGCTCTCAGAGACAGAACGCCTCGGCACAACTCAGTACGACATCCTGACTGAGCAAGAGAACCTGATTTTGCGTGCGGAGCGTGCCCACACTGTCATCAAGAAGTATGGCACCATCGAACCGAAGTCAGAGGTCACAATCGGTCAGGCTGACGCTGTGCCTGTCTTTGACACGGCTTACCGCAATGTCTATATCAAGACAGACGGCAAGGATTGGGAGTAATTAAACAATTAACTGACGCATAAGTATGGCAACGGTTCTTGAAGCACTGAAAAGCATTACCGCTTACCCCGTTCCGCTTCGCACCCTCGTAGAGACTGCGGAGCGGCGGGGTCTTTCGCTTTCTGAGGAAGCCACGCAAGAGACGCTGAAAGGCAAGGCGTTCAACCTCTCAAAGGCTGACACGCTTCTGTGGCTCTCTCTCGCCCCGAATGTCACTCAGGGCGGGCAATCATACTCTTTCACAGATGAACAGCGCACAGAGTTCAAAAACAGAGCCTATAAACTGTTCAATGAGTTTGAGGACGAGGCGGTAACCGCTAAACCTATTTACGGATATAAAGGTTCACGATTATGATTATACCCAACGGAACAATCGAAGTGAAGAGAAAGACGGCTGGCGGCATTGACCCTGACACGGGTTTCCCCGTCAAGTCTTCTGAGGTCTCTTGGGGAAGCCCGATAGACTGTCAGTACACGGCAAACAAGTACGACAAGCTCGGCAAGGTCAACGGGGAACACTTCACGGTGGCGCAGTATTCAATCCTGATTGAAGAACAGCCGCTCGGGGAGTTTGACCAAATCAGGCTCACAGACAGTTTGACGGGAAAGAGCCTCGGGGAGTTCTCTGTCATTCAGGTTGAGCCGTTGGAAGCCGTCTGTGAATTGAGAATAATGGTCTAACGGCGATTGCGGCTCTATGTCGGCTTTACTTTTTCTGTGCTTATAATCACACCTCTCAAAAGAGTAAACGCCACATACGTCAAATTCGCAAAAAATAACTCAGAAACCATGCCAATAAGACAACTTACCCCCATGTCTGAGATTGACCGATATACAGAGCAAGAGTTGAAGAGGCTTCAAACTGTTCTGATAAGGTCTTTGCAGTACTGCGGGGAACAGGTTCTGAACACAGCCCGTTCGACCAATTCTTATAAAGACCAAACGGGCAACCTGAGAAGTTCTCTCGGCTATGTCATTGCCGTGGACGGACGGGTTGTTTATCAGTCAGACTTTCAGACCGTGAAACAAGGCAAGGACGGGTCAGAGAAAGGCGCAGCGTTCGCGAAGAAACTTGTCAGGCGTTTCCCCCACGGGGTTTGCCTGATAGTCGTTGCGGGCATGGAATACGCCGCTCACGTCAAGAACAAAGGTTACGATGTCCTTGACAGTTCAGAACTGCTTGCCGACAAAATCGTGCCGAGTATGCTGAAAAAGCTTGGCTTCACTTAAAAACAACAAGAGACAATGGCAAAGACATCAAAACAAGTTCAAGGGGACGTGTACCGACTTCTGAAAGACAGCACCCTTTATTCGATGATTTCAGGTGAGGTTTACAGACAAGGTTAC